CCAAGCTGAAGGTTACAACACCACAATACGTCCTGAGTTCTTAGGTGAAACTTATCTCCCCTTTAGGCCTGAGGGTAATGACCCTAATGTTGTAAACGACACTAAGCTTTGGCACCAGTATTACACTGACAATAAAGATTATCGTAAGTATCTGTCTGCAGATGAACAGACAGAGCTTGCTTGGCTTGATTATAGGACTGGGATTACTGACAAGAATCAATTTACCTCAGCAGTTAACCAAGTAAGAGAAAACTTTAATCTTCCTCAGAAAGTAGCTTTTGAAGATTTTGAAGCACACTTCTCGATTGGCACCAAGAGGAAGAAGTATTCAGACAATCCTTATCAGGATCTTCAAGACTACGGTCCAGCGATTGGTGGTTATTGGAATCCTGAGAATGACCCTAGTAAAACACAGCAAGTATTATCTAACCCGTTTGTTCAGGGCGTTATCACCTCTCTTGCTAGTTACTTTGGTGGTCCTGTAGGGGCTGCTCTTGCCTCTACAGCAACCACTAGGGCTACTGGAGCCGATTGGGGTGATGCTCTTACTGCAGGGGCAATGGCTGGTGCTGGGTCATTTGTAGATACATATGCTCCCGGTTTGTTTGGTAATCTTAATCCGCAAGTAAGCAGTGCTTTGATCAAAGGGGCTCGTGCTCTTGCCCAAGGCGGTGACATCAAGGACGTTTTGGTGTCTGCTGGCCTTGGATATGCCGGTGCGCCTGGTGGGATGCTAAGCAAAACATTAGGTGATCTTGGTCTTAATGTAGGTGAAGGGGTTATTTCTCAGGCTGTAGAGGGGCTTAGCTTGGCAGATGTTGCCAAGTTTGGTTATAAGTCTACAGAAGATTTTGGATCAGCTCTTGGTGGTCTGATCGAAAACATGGATCTTGGCACCCTAGAGCAAACAGGGCTTCTTAGTGTTCTTCCTCAAGGGATTCAAGATGCTGTTAGAAAAGTAGAAGTATCTGATCTTCTTGCTTCAGGTGTTGGTGGGATTGATTCAGGTCTTGCTTTTAACATCTTGAATGACATCAACATGCCTTATGATCTAAAAGTTGGTATGTTGACTGGTCAGGTTGAAATACCACAATGGATGAAAGATGCTTATGAAGCTGTTGAAGGGGTTGTACAGCCTGTAGCACAACAAGTTGAAAGAGTTGCAAGTAAAGGGTATGAAGCTGTAGAACAAGCTATTCAAGACGCCACTAGTGCAATTTTACCAGCAAGCCCAGAGTCTATGTTTAACATTCCAAATGTAGATCTTTTTGCTTCTACCCAACCAATTCCTGAATTTAATATTCCTAATATTAATATTCCTAGTGTTAATGTTCCTAATGTTAATGTTCCTGATGTTAATCTACCTAATGTAAATCTACCTAATGTTGCTATGCCTAGTGTTAATCTAACTGGCGATCAAAAAAGCATGTTTGAAGATTATAAACCTTATCAGTTTAGTGGTATTAGGTTTGATCCAAGAGCCCCTGTGATTCCTGTGATTCAGCCAAGGGGACAAGATCCTCTCTCAATTCTTCTTAGAGGCTAATTTATAAATGAATTATCTTACTTTGGTTAACAATGTTCTTCGTAGAATGCGAGAAGATCAGGTTGATACTGTTTCAGAAACAACATATTCAAGTTTGATTGGTGACTTGGTTAATGATGCCAAGACTGCCACTGAACACGCTTGGGACTGGAGTGCCCTTAGGGACTCTAAAACTGTAACCACTGTTGCTGGTACTAATCAGTATACTCTGACTGGTTCAGGGGACGACTTTAAGTTCCTTTACTTTCTTGACACCACCAACAAGAACAACATTGTGTATCAATCTAAAGAATGGATTGATGTACAAAACAACACAGACACACCCCTTCAGGGTCAACCAGTTTACTTTAGCTACACCACTACAGACGCTAATGGGGACATGAAGGTTATTCTTTATCCAACCCCTGATGCAACTTACACCCTAAGCTTCAAAGGTGTCTTTAGGCAAGCTTTGTTGTCTGGAAACACAGATGTTATCAAGATTCCTTGGACTCCTGTAATGCACCTTGCGCTTGCTTTTGCTGTTAGAGAGAGAGGTGAAACGGGCGGTGTTAATGCTGCTGAATACTTTGCAATTGCAGATAAATACCTTTCTGATGCTATTTCTCTGGATGCCGAAAAGCACCCTGAAGAAATGATTTACAGGACTGTCTGATGTCTCAAGAACTTCAAACAGTAAATATTGTCGCCCCTGGCTTTATGGGGCTTAACACTGAAGATTCAGTTTTATCAATGGAGTCTGCTTATGCTACCATTGCTGACAACTGTGTCATTGACAAATATGGACGCCTAGCGGCACGTAAGGGGTATGAACTTCTAACCACTAATGCTACTCAGCTTGGATCAAGCTTTATTCAAAACATTCACCAGTTTAGAGATTCTTCAGGCAATCAGGTTATCTTCTCTACAGGTAACAACAAGATCCTGAGTGGCACTACTACTTTGACTGATGCTACTCCAGGTTCTTATACGATCAATGCAAACAACTGGAAGATGGTTAACTTTAATAACCATGCTTATTTCTTCCAGAGGGGTCAAGAGCCCCTTGTGTACAGTAACGCTCTTGGGGCTGTCACCAAGATCTCTTTGCACCCCTCGTACTCAGGTACAGCCCCCCAGGCTAACGAAGTCCTGGCGGCCTTTGGACGCCTTTGGGTGGCTGATACAGCCTCTAATAAGTCCACTGTGTATTGGTCTGATCTTTTGATTGGTGCTGCTTGGTCTGGTGGTACTTCAGGATCTATTGATCTAACCCAAGTGTGGCCTGATGGTTATGATGAGATTGTTGCCTTGGCGGCACACAATAACCTTCTGATAATCTTTGGCAAGCATAGCATTCTTGTGTACCAAGGGGCTGATGCTCCTGGGACTATGGAGCTTATTGACACTGTGTCTGGTGTTGGGTGTATCTCAAGAGATACTGTTCAATACATAGGCACTGATGTGTTGTTTATGAGCTACTCTGGCCTTAAAGCATTTGGAAGGACCATTCAGGAAAAATCACTTCCTATGAATGATCTTTCTAAGAATATCAAAACGGATATAGTTTCTATTATCCAAAGAGAAACAGGAAATTTAGCTTCAGTATACAGTCCAGAGAATTCTTTTTACCTTGTTTATTTTCCAACAAGCACAACTATCTTTTGCTTTGATGTAAAGGGTGTTTTGGAGAATGGTGCCTATCGTGTGACTCGATGGCCTGTTGACAAGTTTAAGTGTTTTATGCGTCTGGTGAACGGTGATGTTTATATTGGAACTTCATCAGGCATAGGTAAGTACACAGGTTACACAGACAATACTTCCCCTATTGTTGTTAAATACTACAGCCCTAATCTGACCTTTGGAGCACCTTCAAGACTCAAGATTTTGAAGAAACTTAGACCCACAGTTGTGGGTGGTAGTTCTTCAACAGTTTCTTTTAAATGGGGTTATGACTTTAGTGGTGCTACTAACTCATTTGTAATTTCTTTGGCTGATTATGGTAATAATGCTTTTTATGGAAGTTCACAATATGGCATAGATCAATACACTGCAGGTATTAGTTACATTACTCCTAATATCAACACCACAAGCAATGGAACAAGCATTGTGGTTGGTATGGAAGCTACTGTTTCTGATTACTTGTCCTTGCAGGAATTTAATGTGCTTACTTTACTTGGTAAACTAGTTTAAGGATAAAAATTATGTCTTTGTGGTCTGATATTTTTGGTTTTATTGGTGATAATGCTGGAGGTCTTGCACAAGGTGCTGGACTTCTTGGTGGTGGTCTTCTGGCTAAACAAGCTTATGAAGAACTTGGTCAAGCAGGACAAACTGCTTATCAAAGATCACAGCCCCTAGCTCAACAGCTTCTTGAGCTATCCCAGTTTAGACCCTTTACGGTCACAACTGGTCTTGGCACTTTGCAGGCTACTCCAGAAGGTGGCTATACGTCCACTTTAAGCCCCCAGCAGCAAGCTTTGCAAAATCAGCTTATGACGGGTGCTCAAGGGTTTTATGGTCAGGCCACTACACCTATGGCTCAACGTCAGCAGCAAGTTTATGACGCCTTGCGTGCCGTTCAGTCTCCTGAAGAAGAAAGGGCACGCCTTGAGCTTGAGCAGCGACTGGCAGCCCAAGGACGCTTGGGGCTTCAGACGGCACAGTATGGTGGCTCTCCTGAGTCTTTTGCTCTTGCCAAAGCACAGGCTGAGGCACGTAACCAAGCGTCTTTGATGGCTATCGAGCAAGCAATGAAAGAGCAAGCACAACAAGCTGAACTTGGCAGGTTGTATCAAACGATGGGCTATGCGCCTCTTGATGCACAGTTGTCTGCTTATGCACAAGGACTTGGTGGTGCTGGTCTTGCCCAAGCAGCACAACAAGCAGGGGCAGGGTTGTTTGGTGAAGCTCAGATGGGTGGTTTGAGTGCACTTCTGGCTGGTCGGATTGCACAGGCTAATCTTGCGGGTCAGCTTGGTACTGCTTTGCTTGGTGGAACTGCTAGGGGCATGTTTGCTCAAGAAGGTGGAAGTGATTTGCAGAATCTTATTGGATCATTAGGCGGAAATGTAGCTGATTATTTGGGCAGACTGTTTGGTGGCGGTAGTTCTGGTGGTTCAATGCAGGCAGCAGGAGGGTAATCATGGCAAGAATTAGTGATGCAGTTATTCAAGGTTTGATGAATCCTCAGTTTGGCTTTACGGGTCTTGCTGAGCCTATTGGAATGCTTATGGGTGGTGCCCAGGCACAACGACAAGCACAACAGAGGCAGATGGATGCTATTCAAACTGCTCTAGGTGCTCAGGACATAGGGGGGCTTCAAGGGGTCATTGGTGGCCTAAGGACGCCTCAGGAAGTACAAACTGCTTTGAGTGCTTTTAGTGCTGGTCAGCAAGCTAGGGCACAAGAGGCTGCTTCTCGCCGTGAACAATCTTTTAGAGACATGGTGAAAAGAACCGCATCTAGCCTTGGTGCTCCTGGTAAAAACTTGCTAGACATGGCAGATACTGCAGACATTGAAGATCTTAGAAAAAGCTTTGGTAGCTTGATGGAGAATTTTAAGTCTAATGAAGGAATTCTTACTGCTTTTGGAGTTCCTCCAGAAGAATGGCCTAAATATTTGAGTATGCAGCCAACACCGCTTTTGAATCTAATGAAAGAAACTCAAAGTTTTGGTAAAGGCACTCCACGAGACTATAGAACCCCTGATGGAAGGAATGTCACGTATGTAACTAATGCTAGAGGACAAGTTAGGGTTCCTGGTGGAACTTGGTCAAATATAGAAGATCTTGGACTACAGCCTGCAGTTAGAACAACAGCATCTGTTGATGCGCTTCCTGTTGAAGATATTATAGGTAGAAAACAAACAGAAAATCTTTTTACAAGACTAGATGCAGCAGAAGCTTCATTGTCTGTTCTTGAAAATAACAAAACAGGACAAGAAATCTTGTCACAAATTCCAGAAGGAAGTTTTGGTATTTTGGCTAATGTCAGTCAAATGACAAGGCAAGCTAAGATTGCTCTTGGTTTTGCAAACCCAGATGAAATTAAAACAGAAGCGGATTTGAACGCTTTTCTAAATTCTCGTGGACAAGCAGTAGCTAAACAGCTTGCTACTGGAACTTATGGCGCTGGTACAGCTATTTCGGATGCAGACCGACAAGCAGCAAAAGAACTAGCAGGCCAAGACATCAAAGCCACTCCAGAAACTTTGAGAAAAATTCTGTATCTTGAAAGAAAACTGGCTTATGCAGATATTAAACGACACAATGAAAATATTCAAAAAAGACTCTCTAGACTTTCTCCAGAACAAGCAGGGAAACTATCTCCTGTTTTTGAAGTTGAATTGCCAACTGAGTTTTTTGCGCAACCTGAAAATTATGTAAAAAAATATACGGACGATAAAACAAATCAACCTGTTTATGAAGATATGTTTGGTGTAAAAAGATATGCCAACGGGACTGAATATAAGTAGTAGGAGCAAATAATGGCGCTAACTCTTGTTGAAGATAAAACAACTAAAGGTTTGTCTCTAGTTGAAGATAAAACACAACCCTCTACTTTAGGTCCTCAAGTTCCACAAGCAACTCAAGATTCCCTTTGGAAAAGTATTGAGGATATTCTTTACAAAAGGGGTGTTGAACAAGAACAAATTCAAGCTAGAGAACTTGCCCCTGCAGTGGGCGGTCCTAAGGATGTGTATGGATATGCCTTACAAACTCTAGGAAAAACAGGGGCCGGTACTCTTTCTGATATTGTTGGAGAGGTTACAGGGCGTGCTATTAGCGCCATAACGCCTGAAGCTGTTAAGCAGGGAGTTAAGTCTGCTTTTGAAACACAGGCGGGTCAGGCGCTTCTTTCAGGCATTGGTTTTACTGTAGATCAATACAGAGAATTTGCTAGAGAAAATCCAAGCGCAGCAGCAAGTATCGAAGCAGCAGCTAACCTTGCTCTTGCGGCTCCTGGTGGTGCTGGTAAAGCTGCTTTTAGAGAACAAGTAGGAAAACTTCTTTCTAAGGGTGTGTCTCCTCTTGAAACAGCAGCTACCCAACAAAACATTTCTAGAGCTAGAGAAATAATTAGGCCTAGTCGAGAGCTTCTTTCAGAAAAAGAAAGAGCAGCTCTTATAAGATCAACTAAACCACAAGGTATTCTTAGGACACTTACTATAGACCTAGACAAACAAGAAGAACGCGCAGCAGAACTTCTTGGTGATGTTTACAATCAAAATAGAACTTTTACAGAAAACTATAATTCAGCAGCAGATTTTATTGCTGAAAAATCTAATGTTCTTCAAGCAGATTTGGATAAGTATACAGATATAAAAACAAAATCAAGTGATCTAAATGCAGATATAAATGCTTATAGAGCATCTTTGTATCAACAAAAACCAACGCTTTTAGAATTAAAGTCGCTTAATCAGCGTATTGTTAATAATTATAATAGACTAAAAAATAAATACACTAAAAATAAAGAAATATCTATTGGCGATCTATACCGTCTTAGAAAAGAGTTTGATGATTGGTGGAAAGATGAAGTAAACGATGTTAGTTTTGAAAAGGGCGGAAATAGAACCCAAGCAGAACTTTTAATTCAATCTATCAGAAATCCGCTGAACGCAAAAATAGAATCTTTGGCACCTGATGAAAAATATGCTTCTCGTCTTTATGATATGTTTAGTATGATTCGTGCTAATGATAATGTTAAATTAAAAGCAACAGCAGAACCAGCTAATATGGTTGCAAGAGGCGCAGAAGCCCTTGGAGGAGCACTAGGACGAGGACAATCCCCTAGAGAAGTGGCTGGAAGAGTAGGAAGAGTAGGTGTTAAAGCTGGTTTTGCAGCTTTGCCCACCGCAGCAGCAGCTCTTTTAGGAGGAATAAGTACTGCCGCTATCACAGCAGGAGCTACAGCGGCCGCTGGTGCCGGTTGGGGTGCTTATCGTGCTTTTAAGAGCCCTAAGCTAAAGCGCAATATTGCTCAGTTTGTTAAAACAATGGATAGAGATGTCACAAATGCTGTGTGGTTTTCAAATCGAGCAGCGTTTGTTGAAAATATTAATAATCTTTATAGTTCGATTCAAGAAGAATCACCACTTGAGCAAAAAGAAGAAGAACAAGCAAAATGATCAAAAAATCAGACCTCAAATGTAATCAACCCAAGCGCACCCCAAGCCACCCTAAGAAGTCTCATGTGGTTAAAGCGTGCGAAGGTGGCAAAGAAAAGATCATCAGGTTTGGTGAGCAAGGTGCCAAGACAGCAGGAAAACCTAAGAAAGGAGAATCTGAAGAAATGAAGATGAA